TTAGGTTTTGGTATATCTACCTTATGGTTTTTGTATAGGTTTTTCATATCATCCTCGGTGTAGGGTACTGCTTTTTTCATCAGTACTTTATATAAATCAACTTGTCCACACTTAGCTGTTTTAAACTTCTTTTTCTTACCTGTGTGAACCTCATACCAACGCTCAGCTTGGTGAATATGTAAAGGAGGAGCCATTTTTATAGGATCACCTATGTAAATACCACCACCTTTAATTTTATGCATCTCAGTCATAGGAAACTTCACTACCCGACTAGGATAGTCAGGTAGGAAGTAAACAAAATTAATTTCGTACGCTGGGTGCATATTATGCAGCGTTAGCGTAGTCAATAGCTTTAGTCATGGCTCTAGTTTTTAAACCAGCCCTAGCCCCAAACCAAGCATTATGCATTGCTGCGTCACGGTCGTGTCCCCATTTATGGTCAACTACAAAAGTAACTGCATTCATAGCACCCCACCAAGTACCAGCACTACTTTTTAAGTTGGCTCCTGGCTGTTGTTCTAGTGCTTCGTATACCTTACTAGGTGCACGTTGAAACTCATCAAGCATAGTAGCACGAGCCACGTACTTTTGTTCGTCCTTAGTGTTTTCTAGTATTTTTTGCTGTAAAGCTAGTTTAGGTTGCATTAAGTCAGCTATATAAGAAACTACAGTATCTTTAGTATATTTTCTACTACATAAATACTCTGCTGCTTCTTTGTATTCTTTCATACGGTTACTTGCTAGACCTAGTGCTTCTTCTGCGGTAGCTATTAAGTCACCGTCAAAAGCTTTAGTATGAGCCATTTTAAAGTTAGGCTGAGTTTTATCAGCTAACGCCATACTAAGAGTATTATTACACACTACCCTAATAGGTGTGAATCTAATTTCATTAGACTTACCCCACTCATGACTAACTGACACAAGTAAATTACCTAGTACTCTGTCGTCTCCTGGTAAGGTAAAGCTTTCATCTACTTTAGCCATACCCCATATTTGACGACCGTCTTTTAGTGACCCCGCAGTTTCCATAGTCATATTACCAGCGTCGGTAAACTTTTTAAAGAACGTAAAAGCGTCACGGTTTTGGGTGGGTATAAACTTTGGTCCACATGGTCCAAATATTTGGTTATCACTATCACGTACTAATAGTGAGTGGTTAGGTGCCATAATTAAGTCGTTAGACTTATCAGGGTCTGCGTTATCATATGTGAATATCTCACGCTTACTTACTGACCAATCAAGACCAGCTTGTACTAACATTTCGTCAGGTGTTAAGTTGCTATCAACTTTAACGCCTAGCCCATGCCAGGGAACTTCCCCTGCATAAGCCATAGTTTCAACGGCTGCTGCCATAATATACCTCCTTAAAGGTTGTTACGTTAGCCTGTATTAGCTAACTACCTTTATTAAACTATAAGTCACTAGTGATTAAAAGGATATTCAAAATGATCATTAGCCAACGGTTGAAGAGTCGTACTTACCTTTTATAAGCCTTATATTTTGATTATTCAACCATTCTCTTAGTTGAGTACTTCTTTGCTTAGTGGTTAGTTCAGGTGTATTATCTATCTCTGATTTCTTATCCATGTATGCTTTATAACCTGTATAATAGTCTCCGTTACCTAGTTGGTTAAACCTAACTATCTGCCACACACGTGCTTTAGTAACACCGTATTTGATCCCTATCTCTTCTAGAGTCATGGCTTCTTTCCAGTAGTGTGAGTATATATTTGAATACATAGTATCTTTTTCTGTACGTTTAGTCATTAAAAAACTCCTTATAATGAACCGTTGCTTCTCCCCAGTTTTTACCTATCTCCGCATCAACTTTATTGGGAACACATAAAGGTGTGCATTCAGACATAATCTTCATTATAGTCTCACACTGATCTGGGTCAGTTACTGAGATGTCTAACTCATCATGTACTTGAGTGTGTGGGAGTATACCTTCTTTGTACAACTCTACCATAGCTTGTTTAGTCATATCTGCTGCTGAACCTTGTATAAGTCTATTCATAGCTTTATAAGTGTAGGCTCTTTTTACTTGACTACCATATTCAGTAACAGCTTTTTCATAAGGGTAGGGTGGCTTTCTATCATTTCTAGGTTCGTATAAATTAAATCTGCATTTACGACCAGCTATAGTAGTGATGTATCCACGGTTAGCCCCTAACCTAGCACATTGATCTCTTAACCCCTTGATAAAAGGTACTCTTTTATGATATGTGTCAAATAATATTTCTGCTTCTTGCATGGATAAGTCTAGCTGTTTAACTAGCTTTTCTTTGCCCATACCGTAACTAAGTCCTAAGTTAATAATCTTAGCTTCTTTACGGCTTATGTTAGCCATGTCCGCCACAACCTGATGGAAGTCTGCGTCTTTATTACGGTAGGCATCTACTGCTTCTGCTGCACCTTCTTGTTCGGTAGCTGAGGCATAGTGTACTGTTAATCTAGGTTCTTGTTGAGAGTAATCAAACACACCCCAGTAGTGTTCTTTTTCTGGCACAAAAATGCTACGTATAAGTGGACCTATGTCTTCGTTACGGGCTGGTACTTGTTGTAGGTTAGGGTTACTACTACTGAATCTACCTGTTACTGTACCTCCACGGTCACTACGTAATGGATGAAGTTCCCCGTGTATTCTACCGTTTACGTTATGCTCTAATATCATTTTATCAATAAAGGTAGTTCTAGCTTTGTTTAATTTACGTGCTCTTACTATATTATTGGCTAATTTATGGTCGTGGTTTTCTAACCAATCACCTGAAAAAGAAGGAGCGTTAGTTTTAGGTGTGCGTGGATAACTTAACCCAGCTCTATCAAATACGGTAGCTACTGACTGTGCTGCCCATAAGTCTGGTTTAGTACCGAACTCTTTATGGATAGCGTTTAATATTGAGTCCTCTTCTTTCTTTAACCTTTTACTTACTTTTTCAGCCACATCTAAATCTACGGGTACGCCTTTATATCTCATGTCTAAAAGTATAGGTATCAATGAAGTTTCTAGGTCATAGATTTTACCTACGTTTTCTAGCTTAATTAATTCTTTAAATACCTGCCATAGTTTTAATGTTAACTCTGCATCTTGCTCGCCGTATGGACCAACATATTTAGCGGGTAGTTTATACATCTCACTTTTAGGGTTTAACCCATAAGCCTCTGCTGCTTCAATAAGTAAAGTTTCATCTTTAGTTTCTCCGCAATATTTTTCACCTAAATTATTAAGTGAGTAGCTGTATTGATTCTCATCTATTAAAGGTGCTGCGAACATAGTGTCTTGTATTTTACCGTTCACCTTAACCCCATAACGTTTTAACCAACCCATATCATACAAAGAATTATGAAATACTTTATCGTTTTCGTACGCCATCTGTTTAGTAAACCAACGTAATACTAACCCTTTATCTAAGTTGCCACCACCTTCATGTTGTATAGGAAAGTACATACTAAAGTCTTTAGTCGCTACTCCAATACCAGTAATATATCCCGTATCAGGGAAAGCCCAAGATGGACCATGAGACATCAATAGTGGGTCGTATGTCTCTAGATCTATAGCTACCTCACTGTATCCACTCAGCTCGGGTAAACTACTTGGTGGTGTCCAGTCCACCTTAGGCGTAAACAAACTTACTTGTCTTTCTTGCATTGTATCCTTTCTCTTAATTCGCTACTACTAAACGTATGTTGTCTGTAGTTATAGTAGACTTCTTTACTAGGTAAATCAAATTCTTTCTTACCTGTAAAATGTTTATTCATGTATTCTTCACCTATGATTCTTACGTCCCAAGGTATAGTCCTTAATATATTACGTACATCTTCTTCACTTTCATAAACTATAGTTTCATCAACGTACCTACAAGCGTTTACCTGAATCTGGCGTTCTAATAAACTTTGTATAGGTTTATTTTTATTTGAGTTTTCTTTATTGGGGTCAGCGTGTATACAGGCTATTAAATAATCACACTCACCTTTAGCTTCTGATAACATAGCCACGTGTCCAGCGTGAAATAAATCAAAAGCACTAAATGTTATACCTCTCTTCATTGCCCAAAATACTCTGTGTCATCTTTATACGGTTTATCAGTCATGTGTGCCTCAACTAATAATAAATATCTACGTAAATCACGTATGTCATCTAGTATGCCTGTATCACTTAG